TTTTAACATAGAGTTTGGAATAGATGTTGGCTGGGTAGATTTACTCAAGTCACTTCTCATTACCGTTTATGTGGCCTACTTTGGAAGCAGAGGGGCGGAAAAATTCAAGTCAATTAGTAATAACAAAAAATAAAAAGTCATGGCAACAAAAAAATTATATCAAACGGGTGGACCAAAAAAGACCTGGGGAGATGGAAACAAATTTCATAAACCACCATCATCAAATAGAGATCAAATAGACTACTTTGCTCAGATGGGTATAGAACTGGTAGATGATACTATGGATTTTATGATGAAAAAAGGTGGATCAGTAAAAAAGAAAAAGAAAAAGCAAGGGTACAACTCTAGGCTAGATGAGTCTTTGGGAATGAGAAATAAAGGAAAAAAGAAACAATCTTTCAAATCACGTAGAGATGAAAGCAAAGGTATGAAAAAGTCTAAGGGCAAAAGAGCATACTCTGCTAACAGATCTAGTGCACAAGGAAGACGTAAAAAATAGAAATTATGCCAGCAAATTTAACAAAAGCAGGTATCAAGTATAAAAAAGGTGGTGCCAAGAAAAAATCAGGATCTAAGAAAAATTGGATCAAAGGAGCAATTAAAAAGCCAGGGGCTTTAAGAGCAACAGCTAAAAGAGCTGGAGCATTAAAGGCTGATGGTGATATTAAAAAAAGCTGGTTAAGGGAGAAAGCAAAAGGAAAAGGAAAGACTGCAGAACGTGCAAGGCTAGCAATAACTTTAGGTAAAATGAAAAAAAAGAAATAATCATGGGAGGAAAAAAAGAAAATATCTCCTTTCCTGAACAAGGAGAAAGATATAAAAGAGAAACAACTAATGGGTATTTTGATCCAACTTCCGTTGCTCAAGCTACTCAACAAAAAAGAAATAGAAAAAAAGTAGCAAAAAGAACAAGACTTGCAAAGGCTGGTATTAAGATTAAACAACAATCTACCAGAGCTAAAGAACCTGTTCAGTCAGCAGCTTTTAAAAATGGATATAGAAATAGTTAAAAAAAATAAATCATGGCAACATTAACAGCACAACAAATTACACAAGCAGGAGTAGAACCTACTACTGTTACACCTGCATCAGGGGGTGATAAACTTAAGAATACAGCAATACAATTTTTTCATGTACAGAATGGTAGTGGATCAGCTATGACAGCTACAGTAGTACCAGTAGTAACTACTGTGGTAGACCCACTTTTAGGTACATTAAAGAAAGAAAATGCAGTGCTTAGCTTAGCAGCTGGTAAAGAAGGATTCTTAGGACCTTTTGAAGTTGACGCATTTAATGATGCAGATGGTATGATAACAATAACATGTTCAGCTACAGCTAACATTAAATTAGCTGCACTGTACTTATAAAAAAATAAATCATGAGTATTTACTTACAAGAGGTATTAGGCCTACTAAAAAGAAGCAAAAAACAAACTAAGCTTGATAAAAAAAGAGACTGGTTTGAATTTGCTAAGATCTATTCTAATAGTTTTCTAAATACTGGGGCCGCCTATAATCCCAAAGGAGAACCTTTTATCATTAAATGGGGAGACCTAAGATGTGATTTATTATTTGGGGTAATAGTACAAGACCCTAATACTCCAGCAACTAAGTATAGAATTCCTATGTACACAGATCCTTCTGGTGTATGTGCAACTTTAAATACATCTATAAAGGATAGCATTATGATTCAAAATGCTGTTGCTGATTCAATTATAGTTAATGGAAACTTAAACGTTGATGATAATTTAGAAGTTGATAAAGATAGTGTATTAAAATTAAACAATAGTTTAGGTACTTCTGGTGATACTACTAAATTTACAGCACTTTATAACAAAGTACATGACTCTTCAGGAGCAGCTGCAGGTGCTGCTAATAGAGTACTAAGATCTCTAGCTGATGGTAGAGTCTTATGGTCAGATGATGATCCAGTTGTAACTCTTCCATATGGTAATATCTGGGTTGGTAATTCTAGTAATCTACAAACAGCCACACCTCCAGGAACTGCAGGCCAACTAATTGTATCTAATGGTACAACTGTAGCTTATCAAAGTATACAGGCTTCTACTACTAATAATGTGCTTGGAGGAAATGTAGTTTCTACAGGAAGTACTATAGCAGTTGGTGTTACAGTACATTCTCTGGTAGATCTAGGAGCAGCTGTACAAGGTGCAGATGAACTACTTATATATGATTCTTCTGCTGCTCAAAATAAAAGAGTACAAGTTGCAGACTTAGTATCTAGTATGAACGTTGTAACAGGTAGTGGTGTAGCAACAAGACTAGCTTTTTGGTCATCAACTAGTGCTTTAAGCAGTGATGCAAATTTATACTGGCATAATTCAAATGATTGTTTAGCTATAGGAGCTGTTCCAGCAAGTCCAAGTGGCCAGACTTTACATGTCCAAAATCCACAAGATGCATCAACAAATGTAAGAATAGTCTCTTCTGTAAATGATGCAACTGCTGTTACTGGTCAAATATTATTTGAAGATGGTTTAGGTTCAGCAGCTGTTAAAAATACAATACAACAAATTGGAGTAAATAGTGCAGCTCAAGGCTCTTCAGCATTACGTTTCATACAGGCCCAGATGGGATCAACCACTACTGCTATAAATATTCAAGATGGAGGAGTAGGTATTAATATGGCTACTGCACCATCACAAAAATTACATGTTTCAGGTAATGCTAGAATTACAGGTGCATTCTATGATAGTAATAACGCACCAGGTACCACGGGACAAATGTTAAGTTCTACCGCTTCAGGTACTGAATGGAAAAATGCAGGAGCTGGTACTGTAACATCAGTTGTAGAAGGACCAGGTATCACAGTTACTAACGGTTCAGGACCTACAGTAACAGTAGCAGTAGACTACGCAGGAGCTGATAATATGATATTAGAGACAGCCACTGCAACACCAGTTGCGGCTGATGATATGATGATATTCAATGATCTTTCAGATAATACTGTTAAGCGTGCAACTATAGCATCTATTGTTGGTGCAGGAGGATTTAGTGGTTTTGATATTAAAGGAGACGGTGGCTCAGCGGTAACTATAAGTAGTGGGGAAACAATAAACTTTGTAGGGGATGCTGGATTAAACGTAACTGCAGCTAGTGCTAATCCTAATCCAGTTACTATAAGTTTAGATACTGTAGGAACTGATAACTTTATAGAAGTAAATGCTGCAATCTCAACTGCAGCTGGTAGTGACTATATGATTCTCTCTGATGTGAGTGGTAGTAATACTATAAAGAAAACATTAATATCTAACTTACCATTTAATAATTTAACTACATTAAATTTATCTTTAACTACAGCTCAAACTACACCTTTTGCAGGAAGCATTTCAGGAAGTAATCTTAACCTTAGTATGAATAAATTTGGTGGTGGTAATGTAGTAGGATATGTTCCAGATTCATCAGGATCTGCTCAATCAACTACATTCTTAAGAGCTGATGGTACATGGCAAGTTCCAGCTGGAGGTGGCGGTAGTACCACTGTTAATGCAGGAACAGGTATTACTGTAACAGGTACAGCAAGTAGTCCAATTGTTAATGTAGATTACGCTGGTGCAGATAATGCTATACTAGAAGCAGCTACTGCGGTTCCAACAGATGCAGATTCTATTTGGTTTAATGATGCCAGTGATAGTGATACTATTAAAAAGAATACTCTTCCTAACTTCTTTGCTGCTGGTAGCTTTATTGTAAATGATGGAAGTACTCCACAAACTATTAATTTAGGTGGTACCCTTACAGTTGCTGCTGCAAATCAAGCTTCAACGTTTGGTGGTCTAACAGTAAATACTTCCACCACAGATACTATTACAATTGGTGTAGACATTGCAGGTACTGATAACCTTATTATGGCAAGAGCTGTGGAGTCAAACCCAGCTACTCTTGATTGGTATATGTTTAATGATTCTTCTGATAACAATACACTTAAGAGACAACAAATTTATTTAATGCCAGGTTTTTATAATGGATTTGACTTACAAGCAGATACAGGAAATACAGTTGTAGTAAATACTGATGAGAAATTTGACATTGCTGGTGGAACTGGTTTATCAACAGTAGTTTCTGAAATATCCGGAACACCTAATACAAACGTTGTCACAGTTAATCATACTGCTTCTATTACAGCAGGTACTGCAGCTTATCCTGCATCTATAACATATAATGCATCAGGACATATTACAGCAATTACCCCAGGTTCAGCAGCACCAGCTGGTACAGTTACATCTGTAACTCCAGGTGAAGGTCTAGAACTTGAAGCTGGTTCAAGTACAGTTAATCCTACTATAGGAATAAATTATACGGGAGCAAGTAATATGCTTTTAGTTCCAGGAACTGGTACAGCTGATCCTTCTGATCACGTACTATTTAATGATACTAGTGCAAATAATGCAGTTAAGAGAACTGCTATTAGTGCATTACCTATAGTGACAAGTCTAACTGCAGGAACTGGATGTTCTGAAGCAGGTGGTAACACTACAGGAGCATTAACTTTAAATGTTACTGGAGGAGCTGGTTTAGTAACCAACGCAAATAATATTGAAGTAGACTATATAGGAACAGATTCTGTAATTCAATCTGCAACTAATGCATCTGGATCTATTCCTAATGGTTCTGATTTAATACTATATCAAGATGTAAGTGACGCTAATACAGTAAAATATACTGAAGTTAAACATTTAGTTGTTTCTGATCCAGGACCTTCTGATTATTTTTCTTTCAATCAAAGTGGTATATTAAATCAAGGAGATTCAATCTTTAGTGGTAATAATACTGTATCTTTTGCCAGTAATTTATATACGGTAACATTAAATGCAACAAGACCTAATGCTAATTATTTGATAAATGTAAATCTAGAAATTCCATCAGGTACAGGATTACTCTATGCAGAACTTAGATCAAAAAGTACTACAGGATTTATAGTATCATTACATACATCAAACGGTACCATAAGTTCAACACAAGTAGCAATAAACATTACTATGTATTCATAGTATTTAAATAATAATAATTAAAATAAAATAAAATGGGAGTCAAATTTAATACAGCAGAATCATCTAGTCTAAACTCAGACTATCCTAAAAGCATGTCAGTTCCAAATCAATATGGATTTGGCGGACTATCTGTTCATAGAGTAATCTCAGCAGGGGGAACTAATCTAACTTTTATTAAAAAAGGTGGTGGTACTGTATACAGTATAACTCTTTTTAATAAGACTAATTCTGATAAATTTGTAAGATTATTTGATAAGGCCAGTATTCCAGTTAATGCAGATATATCTCTAGCAACCTATGCTGTACCAGCAAATGATTCTTTAAATGTATCTCTTCCAGTTGGTATTGAGTTTAAACTAGGAATAGGTATGAACTTAACTACTGGATCTGCAGATGGTAACACCGGAACAGTTTCATCAGGTGATATTGTTGGAAGTATATTGTGGAAATAAATAAGGGAGAGCAAAACATTTAATATTAAAGGATGCTCTTATACATCCGTTTAGATTAGGCAAAATTGCCACTCCCCCTCATTTAATTTAGTTAAAACACCTTTTTATTATTCTTATTTAATAATTCAACTCTAGTAACAAGACCATCTTGTCTTGCTAAATTCTTAGCGTTTCCTTTATGATCTGCCATAACTATACTCCATTGAGTATGTAAGTTTGGATTATCAGTAGTAAGTAGTTTATGATGGGGTATATACCATACGCTCCAATATTTCATAGTTTTTCTTTTTCAAGTTCTTTTTGTAAACAGGCAAGTGCACGCCATGCCACCTTTGCAGTGTGACGAATTCCATCAGCATCTATTTTACCTGCCTCCATAAGATGTCTAGTAAGTGCATCATAGTCATCAGTTGATTTACTACGATCCCAATGTAAAGGTTTATCAGGATGATGTTGTTGGTTACCAGCTAACGATACTCTAGCAACTTCCATAATAGCATCAGGAAAATATTTTAATACACCAGTAAACACCGGCCTTTCTTTTCTTTTTTTTGCATCCATAGTTTTATTCATAGTCATTCCATATTTTAAATCCTGCTATTAAGAGTATCCACCCTATTATTAGCAAAATTAATTCTTGTTCTGTTGTGAAATCCATCCTTCTTGTTAATTTAATGATTCTAAATCATACATTTGTTGTAACCAATATTTTATTTCTTTAGGTATCCTAATAAAGATTACTCTTAACCACGTTCTAACTTTTTTTAACATCTTTAGGATTTCCTTTTAAACCACCATTTTTCCAATATATTTTTCTAAGCTGTTCTCCGAGTTGCATATCATTAGGATACGTTTCTACCAGTTCAAATATATCTTTAATTCTAACATAAAATTTTTTGTTCATTAAAAACTTTTCCATCTTTTTTTTAATTTAATTATTAATTATTTATTTTTTCTATAGTCTACTATAAAGCCTACAGCTACGAGCATGTTAAGACCTAAGCTAGCTAATATCTCATGGATATCTTGATACACATTTACGGATAAATGTATATGTCCAACGATCCAGAACGGTATAGCCATCTGTTGACTGTACCAAATTAATGCAAATTCAATAAATTTTCTCATATTACTACATCTTTAAGATGATAATATAGGAGTGGGGCCAAGAATGCAAAAACTTAGCCCCAGTTGGTTTCTCCTATTTATTTAGTATATCATTCCAGGCCGCATAAAGTAAGAGCAACATTAAGATGCTCATAGCAATCATCTTCATCATAAGCCTAGCTCAATATCAAATTCTCTCATTAATTGTTCTTCATCTACTTCTACCACGGTATCATGTACTAAATCTATTTCTAATTGAGACTTGTCTCCTAGATCTATATACTCACCAGGCTTTTCAAACATAGGCTTAGTAGATGGGGACCCTGTTAGTTCCATTGTGATAAAGTCATGAAAGTTCTGCTGATCATTTAACCACTCTCTTGGATGAGCTTTCTTTAATGCATGCGTAACATGATTATAAAAGGCCCATGCAGAGTCATCTGCTACACCATAATTATAAGAAGCTTTCTCTAACTCTTTTTTAACGCAAGATAATTGTTGAGAATCTAATAGATCCTCTTCAATAAATAAACGCCCAGCTAATTCAGATGCTTTTCTACAATCAACAGTGATAGTTTTTAATAGATCTTTATCTTTAATTAGTCTTTTATAGTATTTCTCACCATTTTTTATTTGATCAGACATTTGTATGTGTATATCTCTTGAGGCAGACCATCTATGTTTTCTTTTATAGTTCATCATGTCCCCGGATAACATACCATTGTAACAAACTTGAACATATGCTCCAATAGCACACTCAAAGCTTTTAGACTTATCATAAGAATTTGTCCAAGCAAACATCATTCCTAGTTCTTTTTCTTGTTCAATTTCTATATCAGTAGTTGACTGTGGATATATATGATATATTCCCTGTGCAACATTAGCGTCCTTACTGGCTCTATATGATTCTCTAGAGACCATAAATCCACTATCTGCTAGTAATTTATATGTATTATCTATCACTTCTCGGTGTGATATTACCGTGTAGGTTTTACCATGGTTAGGTAGGGCCGCACTTTCTAAATGCCACCTGGTTGTTTCTTTTGGTTTTGTGTATCCCATATTGTTTAAACTTTTAAAGTGTAAATATAATAAAAAAATGCTGACTCAGCAAATTAAATACTATATTTACACGTTAATTAATCATCTATTGTGGTTATTTTAGACCATGATGGGTAATGAAATTTATTACCCTCACTGTCTGAACAAATACAATAGATGCCATCATCCTCTTCATATGTTAATATTTCCCCTAGAATTAGGGTTCCATCTGCACTGAAGAGGTTTTCTGGCCTTTTTCCTATATAATGTTCTTGTTTTTTAATCCTGAACTTCTTTCCTTTTTCTAAACTTCCTAATTCCATGCTAAAATAGTTTAAGTTGGTTGGCACTTACAGTAAGAATATCATTTACTTCTTTCTCAATTGCATTTAAATAGTAACCTTTATTTATATCATAGTTTTCCCATTTAGGTTCCACCTTCATTTTATTATAAATAGTTTGTAACCATCTTCCCGCTTCAAGTTGGATCTCTCTTTTATCTTTCTTATTGATTTTCAAGATTTTAACTCCTTGATTGGATATATAATATCTATTAATCTTCTGCAACTTGTTTTCTAAATACTCACCTTTCTCAATATATTTAGCCGTTTGTTCCCAGTCTCCTTTAGATTTACCTCCAATACAATAATCTAGAATATTTTTATTCTGATTTAAGTAGTCTTCTGGTAATACATTATGTACAAAGTACTGGTATATGGCTTTAGGTATAACTAACTTAGACTTATTCTTATGTAATTGTAAGTTATGAAAATCAAAACGTCCCTTAAGTTTAACGGGTGCAAAGCTAAATTTATCATTCTCTACTTTAAATAAGTAGTGAGGTTGACTTTGTTTAACTTCTCTCCATTTAGTAATATTAACATCTATATAGTTGTTTACACCAATATAATTATTAACATCAGCTAATATAAGTTTCTGATACTGATCATGTTCTAACTCTAAGTTAGTTGTGTCTTCCCATTCTTTACATATAGTCATATATTCTTCCATAGAACTTCTTGGTATCAATGTTTCTATCCCATCAGTGTTATGTAATAAGGATACAGCTTCAGGTATTCTTTCCATAATCTGCTCATATAGCATCATTAAGGTAAGTTGACCATTAATTGTAATCTTAAGACATAGCTCAGGATCATAGAAGAAGCTCTTAGCGTCATTGCTAAGGCCAAAAGTTGAATTTAGTATAATCTTATATACATAATTCATTGGATTGCTCTTAGGGATCTTCTTTCTTTCATTAAAGAACCACTCATATTGATCACAAAACTCTTCTTTAGGGAAATGCCCCGGTGCAAATTTGTTTTTAATTGCAAGATTGGGATAAAAACTAGTTACATCCGAGGACATTATTACCATATCATCATCACTTTCATAAACTCCTTTAGAAGCAGCACCGTGAACACCTCCTAATCCAAAGTGGGTCTTCACATTTTTATAGTTTACACTATATTTAAAGCTTCCTTTAAGGTTATCTCCATTCACTTCTATAGATTTAAACCTATCAAGTAACATGTTAAATGTATCAGATGTAAAATTGATATAAGGTAAAATAATATCTTTAACTTTTACAGTTTCTCTATAGGTTCTGAGACCTCTCAGATCTCTTTTAGGTATATTTAACATACGTGTTAAGAAATAACCAAATACTTCTTTACTTATACGGGGCTCTGAAGCACTAAATAAATTAATACCATATGTTTTAGTAAGTTCTTTTCTTAATCCTATCTCTGATTTTGATCTATTGTATATTTCTTTAGTTGACCTAACATCATTTATACAATATTCTAATATAGTATTTATCTCTTCTTTAGTAGTTATTTCAGTCTCATGATGAATAGGCATATCTAGGATATTTTCCCAATCCATACTATACTGGATCCATTTAAGACTTGAACGTTTAGCCGGATTATCCCAATGGTGCATTTTAAATAAGTCAATTTGACCCATTCTCATCTTCCATTGAGGATAATCACTGAATTCTTTATTGTTTGCTTTCTGAATACATGTCTGAGCGTATTTAAAAATTATAGCAGCAATATCACTTCCACCTAAATTAGGGTCCCAATCTTCATAATTGTCTAATATATAGTGAGTAACCTGTGCATCAAATGCTAATCCGTTATAGGATATATGCCACTCTTTATTTTTAATATTTTGTTTTAGGAATTCTATGAAGGAATCTAAATCATTTTGCAGATCATGTATCACAAAGACTCTAGTTTCTTGAGTCTTATAGTGTTCAAACACAGCTGTAAAACAATTAGATAATGTTTCATAATCCATTACCCAGTGTTTCATTCTTACATTTTTTAGTTATGGTGCCAAAAAAAGCCTACGTCAATAGGCTTCTTTTTTTAATAGTCAACAGTGTGGAATTCCTACTGACCAGGTAATATAATTGGAGACGTCTTGGTTTCCTTAACGTCTACAAAATATTGTTTGTAATCAAAAGTGTCTGCATTAACTGCAAACATATGAATGAAAGTTTCTATATCACTTTTATCATTTAAATAGAATTCTGAGAAAGTATCCACTAACCTTCTTTCTTCTTTATGTGTTTTACCTGTCTGAGGATTTGGCTTCTTCAACCTTTGTGGTTGACCTTCATCATCAAGTTTCGGTACCATGTGATATGATTGTTTCATTACTTTACTGATCACTGCTAAGATGCTTGACGCTGGGTCAAACATAGCTTCTACGTATGGTGAGTCTTGGCTCACTGGTATAAGTGTAAATGATTTTGCATTTCTAAAGCTAGAGTTAACTAGCATCATGCATTGTCCTACTTGTGCCATATTAATTTATTTATTTGACAAATATATGGAACTTTCTTCTAATAGTTTATATAAAATATAATTATTATCAACTAATATTTCTTTTTCCATGTCAGGAGCACTACAAACTTCATAGACTTTTTTCATAGTTTTTAAATCTACTCCCAATTTTTTTGCATAATCTGCATGCACATCTTCTGGGGATAGAAAACCCTTAATATATTCTTTAGAGCTTTGAGACGCATCAAAATAATCAAGGATACTAATCTTTCCTGGTAAACTATACTGAGAATATAAACCTTTTAAAAATTTATTCCAATCAAATGTAAATCTTGTAAAATCAAAAACAAATAATTGTCTATCTTCTTCTAAGCTTATATGTTCTCTAAACATTGGGTGATTGTTTAAATACTGTGTAGCAAATTCTTCAAATGAATTTGTCATTTTAGAATGATACTCACACAGAAACATCTTATCTTCAGGTCCATAAACGTCTTCCCATCCACAATAAGTTTGAGAAGGAACATAATTTAGTCCCTTCTGTAACTTAAGTAGTGGATAAAGAAAGACTTTACTCTTCTGAAAATAATCTGTATATACTTCCCCCATACTATAATTTAACTCTATTTACTAACATATTCATTGGTAATGAATAATTTCTGCTATTATAATGAAATTTTGCAGTATTAATAACTTGGTTTAAACCATTGGCCCAATCATTTATAGTGTTGTCTGATACATCAAATACATACACTTGATAATATTTATCTATAACAATAAATTTAAATTGTATATTATATTCATCTCTATCATCACCCAGTGTATCATATACAAGCTTCATATAAATAGCCGCTTGTAACCAATAATTATAGAAATCAATTGTTTCTGTAAAGTCTACAACAGTTTTACCGGTTGTCTTTAAATCACATATGATAACTTCTTTCTTATCACTATCAACTTTATAAAAATCTACATAACCATGTAGACCAAACTCACAGTCAACTAACTCTGACTTTAGATATTCTTCTTTATATGTTGAGATAGGATCTAAGTCAAAGTCTGTTGGTGCATCATTTACTAGTAAATCTAATACCTCCTCATTATTTTTGAGATAAGTTATACTTACACCAACTCTTTCAAATGTATCTCTATCTATTACATCTTTATCTTGATTATTTAAAAACTTCCAATATATTTCTGCCTCTTGAGTTTTTATTTTCTTTACTCTAGCTTCATCAGCTTTTAAAGTTTGATATAGATTCATAGACTTTAGTGAGTCTAATATAATAAAGTCTTCACACTCTGCAAGTGTTTCTACATCTGTATGATGAGACATATCTTTAAGTACTTTACGTATATTATCACTAGGGAGTTTTTCAGGAACCAGCTCAAATTTCTTATCAAAGTTTTCTGGTTCAAACATCATACAATGTAATAGCTTCCCTTCTATTAAATGCTTATCTGTTTTAATCTCACGATCCTGTAGTATATAATCCTTATAAAATAAATAAGGAGAAAATAATAATTTATTTAAAGAGGAATAGCTAAAACAAAAGTCTTTATTTGAATAAAACTCTTCCTCTTTCTTTTTATCTATGTGCATATGTATTCATTTGATACGTTATCTACTTTAATTTTGTCTTTATATTTATCAGATATATGAATATCTTCTAATTTAACAAAAAATCCTTCATCTTTAAATATACCTGCCATTGGAAATACTTTCTTATGTACTTTTTCTCTACACAAGTCTACTATAAATTCAGTTAATTTTTCTTCTTTTACTAAATTTCTTATAAATCTACTATAAGTATGACCATGACTTTCCTGACAGCCGCCTTCAAAAACTTTAAATCTATTTCTAAAACCTTTAATATTAACTGTATTCCAATTATTAGTCCACTTACATTTATCAAAGTTAAAGAAATATAGAGCAGCTAATATATCAAAGCTGTCTTCATAGTTAGAATTAGCCATTAATTCCAAAGCTAAACTTCTATCTTCAATGTTACCACTATTAATTTGATTTACCAAGTTTTGATAATCATCCTCTGTTAAGGTAGTTAAGCTTTCACTAATCTTTTTATTAACTTCTGTATCAAGAACTATTTGAGCAGAGGTAGTTGATAAACTATTATATATTTCAATATCCTTATCCTTTTCTATAACAGCAGACCTTTGTTTAGTAAGCTTCTGATGATTTTCAACAACACCTTCACACTTAGTTATAAGTTTCTGCTCAACTTTAGTAGCATCTTTATAACAATAAATGACATTTAGTCTAAAATAATCTGAGCCATCACTTTCTTCTAAAATCTTACGTACTTCTGTTATGAATTCCTCAGAGATTAAATCATTTTCTCTAAGATCTATCATAAGAGCATAAAATTGTCTTTTGGTATGAGAAGCTGTCCATTTAAATTCTAATAAACTTTCTATAAGTTTTTTAGATACTACATGAATATCCGCTTTATCTTGATTTCTGGTTATTTTTACATCATAAGATCCTTTTAATAAATCTACCTTTTGTCTAGGTAAACTTAATTTAGGGTATCTATATAATGATTTCCCTTGTAGATCTAAGGTATCATTACTAACATTAAGCCCTAACATATTTAGATCTTCTGTTGTTAAATACCACGAATCAGTATTTAATAAAAATATACCATTTTCTTTTATATTGATAGCATCAGCTGTTAGATGACCATCTTTCCACTTTTCAGGGTCTTTTATGTCTAATTCTACTTCAAAATTTTTATACATTTTTTAAATATTTTTTATATTCTTTCTTAACAGATACTTTAAAAGTATAAAGATCTCTGTTGTGTATTCTTATCTCACTTCTTACTATTGGTTCTAAATATTTAAATGATTTTGTATTAAGCAAATCATTTTCTTCTAACCATAGTATCATCTCTTCAGCACCCATATGAGTAAATTGCTCAAACCTAGACTCTCCAATCCAATATTGCATGTCCTTATCTCTATTATATCTACTTGCTATATTATAACAATCTTGTGAAAATTGCCATAACAAATGATAGTTTTGAGTATAATCTATAGTAGGAACAATCTTTCCTAATATTTCTTTATCATCAGTATTATAAGAACTATGTTGTATTCTTAAATCTCCCAATAATTCTTCATCTAAGATAACTTTATTTGCTGAACTATGCAAGACAGTTTCAACATCTACAACTGCTAAGTTGTCTATTTGAATTTTCCAAGCTAAGTTAATAGCCAACCCTGTAAGCATCCAAACATCATATAGATTTTCTCCTAGTTCAAAGTTAGAATAAGATATGGTATCTAGTATTTTCCTTGTTAGTATTACATGTCTATTAGAGTTTTGAATTAGAGTAAGAATGCCTGATGGAGCAGGTGCAGAATATAACCCCTCAGCTAATTCATAATTCCATAATTTACATTTCATGATACTACTAGGAATATTCATTCCATTTTCTAATGTCCCTCCATCTATAGCAAGATGACCCACTATTACGTCAGCTTTCTCATAGTCATTGGTTACAGTTATTTGATGTTCTTTAAGAGCAGCCTTCATTCTATCTGCAGAAACATTGCAATTAGGTAATATAAATGCTTTTTTATAATTACTTAATTGGTTTCCTTGAATAGTTGGCTTTGCTAATATTTCATTTATGTTATTAAAAGTTGTTACATCTTGAGTTACTAATACATCTTGAATAGAGTTATTGGAAAGGACCCCGTGTATGGGATCCGTTCCAAGTCCAAAATAATCCAAGGCATCAGTATCAAAATCTTGATATACTGTTTTATTTGCCATTTTATTTCATTGTCATTTTAATAATCTCAGGGATCATCATTAATTTATTAAACTTTGCTTTATTTCCAGTGAATATAGTTCTTACTATTAAGTACTGTAAATCATTAGTAAAATAATCTAGAGTACAAAGAGCTTTAACTCTATCTGTAATTTTCTGATTAATAGTATTCTCTTTAGAATATACTACTGCATAGTTACCTAGTCTTGTAGCTAATGTAGATGCAATATCTGCACGATATGTATCATCTTTACCTATACAACTACGTAGTTCTCCTAAAATATATTGCTCATTATCATGTGTCAATAAATCTTTAGGAGTAACAAGTTTATCCAGCTTATTATTAATGAATGTAGTGAACATAGATGCAAATGCATCTCCTACACTACCTTCCCCAATCATTTGGATCATAGGAAGATTATCTTCAAAAGATTCAAAGCTAGATATAGCGTTAAAGAATGTAGTAATAGATCTTGCATTAGTTTCTTGAGTTACTAACTCTGGATTTAATAGTAAGAAGTTTATACATCTAGTATCAATACCTGCACCCTCTGCCCATTGGGCCCATACATTAACATCAAATTTTAGATTAGCTGTTACATATCTAGTTTTTTGTGCAGAGTCAATAGAGTTAACCATATAATCTCCATTATCTGGATTAGCAGTTAAAATTATATGCCAATCTTTAGGTAACTTCCATGAGATATAAGTTTGTCTATCCACTAATTCCATTACTGCTTGTATAAATCTTACATCAGCTCTGTTCCAGTCATCTAGTAATAGAATGCCTCCTTCTTTTGTATCTGCAATCCATTCAGGAGCACAATAAGACATTCTGTTCTTACCGGTCATTTTATATCCATTCTTTAGATACTCTTGTACGGCAAGTTCATCTACCCACATACCAACTTTTTTTGTTGTAGTACTTGTGGTTAGATTAGCTAGACTACTAGCACCAGCTCTTTGTGTAGCAGTTACCATAGCTAAGTTATCTATCTTATTTGTTATGGTTTTTTCCTTATACATTTGAAATTGTCTTACAGGGAATCCTACTAGATCTCCTAACTCTTCAATTTGTGCAAGGTTTAGCTTTACAAAGTTTAAATTATTTTCTTCTGCTAGTTCTAGAATACTAGAAGTTTTACCTATTCCTGATTCACCTACTACCTCAATAGATACTGAATTCTTATTATCTTTCTGTAAGAATCTATTGTTATCTATGATATGATTAATGAATCCTTTTAATTCCGTTACATTTAAATTTACTTGTGCCATTTTTTTATTAATTAAATTTTATTACTTTTCCTGGTAACTCATTATTCATCTCAGAGATGCTACTTAAACACCATAAGGTATTTCTTGGGCAGTTCTCTGGAGTATATGCTTCACCATCTGTTAAATATATAAGGGCTGTATAAAACCCTTTTTGATTATAATGATCTATGACCGGTTGAAAGCTTGTCCCACCACGGCCATGTATTTCCCATTCTCTTTTGGGATTGAATTCTTTTACAGAACCCAAGCTAGTATCACATTGTGCTACTGTTATTTTATGTCCAGTCTTATGCATATGGCATAATTCACTATGAAATTCTTTAAGTTCATCATTATTAACTGAACCGGATGTATCTACACCCACTAAAATATGATTTTTATGTTTTATCTTTAATCCCGGATTACCACTATATCTTTTATTATATTTACGTCTTAATTTTTTAGTAAATATAATACTAGAGTTTCCAACAAATCTTCTAAGGTAACCTTTCCAATCAAATTTAGGAGGTTCAAGATTTAATAATGCATCTATAATATCTGAAAGTTCTCCTGGAACGCTACCACATTTTTTTATAGTTTGTTCAGCACTTTCTTTTAGTTGATGTTCAATTTGTTTTTGAACCAACTTTTTATCTGCTTCTGATAACTCATTGAACTCATCCCATGAAGTATGACAATATGGTGTAGAACCATCCATTTCACTCATTAATGAATTTAATGTTGGAGATGTCCCATCTTGTTGAGCTTCTTTTAAAAGTCTATAGTATTCAGTGGTACCTGCCTTTTTAGGAAGATTTAATTCAGGAAAACTTTCCAGTAATAATCCGCCCTCTGGTAAATATTTAGACCCTATATACTGATTGATCTCTAGATCTGCAGCAATATTGAATAACCTTTTATCAGAAAAACTAGTTCTTAAAACTAAATGTCCAAAAGCTAAGTGTAATAGTTCATGTTTAATAAGTCCTAACCTATGATCAGGGCTTAGCTCCATGTAGAATTCAGGATTTATAGTTAATTGAACACCAACATTATGTTTACTTACTCCAGCTGTTGGAATTTGTAAACTATATTTCTTGTTGATACCAATTAAAAAGAGCCCATAAAAAGGCTCTGTAAATATTAATGTTTTGGTTGTTTTAGCAACACTATCTTGTATTTGTATCATCTTTATTTTTATTTGATATTTTATTTAGTATTTCTTTATAGATATCATCTAGTTTGTAATGATCTATATAAGCAAATATCCGGGTTGTAATCATATCAGAATCTAGAGGATTAGTTGTAAACTGTCTTCCCCCAATTTCAAAAGAATACTTTACAGCAATTGAGAACTTAACTCTATCTTCAAAGTTTAGAGCTTTACACATTAGTCTGTTTAATATTTTTTGATCCAATCCATATTTATTCTTATATATTTCTAGTGCAACTGCTGCATCTTCTTCATTACCACTCAACATATCTCTTAGTGTAAAGAATTCATCAACTGTTATTATTTCTCTAGATTTTTTCTTCTTCATTATTTTCTATTATTAATTCTATCCATACTCCTGGATTTTTTTTATCATATGTATATTGAGTAAAGGCAGGTATAATAAATTCAGCATTATCATCTTCAATCCATCCGTGCTTAACCATATCATCTTGCACTGTCTGTGCAGGATTAATATAATCAAACTTATGTCTAGACCCTCTGATGAATTCAAAAGATACTTTTACAGGTAGCTCTTGTTTAGCAACTTCAGCTTTGAAGTCTTCTGTATATTTAGTATAATATTCTTTGGTAGCTTTTCTGTAATTCATTACAGCTTTGCTAGCAATAAAGTATTTACCTGTCCATCTCCTTCCATTCTTACTACTGGGTACATTCCCCGGTATAAACCATCTACGTTTTATCATAATTATTTATTTAGTATATCTTTCAATAAGGGTTTCAGATTTGTATGAACTTGTTTAACTCCCAACTTTTTTACTGCATCTGAAATGTCTTTACATATAGGTAATACTAGACCATCAATCTTATATACAGATTTATATTTATCCATAGCTTTGATTCCGGCCTCATCATTATCTAAAAGAGTTATAACCTTTTTATATTTCTTTTTAAGGTATTCTATTACATGCGGTTTAATCATAGTATTCTCACTATCTGGTGCTATAGTTTCTATATTATAGCCAATGCTAGCAAGACACATTGCATCTTTAAGAGATGAACATATTATAAGATAAGGTTGATCATATTTTAATTGATCATATCCCTGGAGATGATTAGATACTTTATGGAATTTATGTTTACTATAAGGTTGGTATATTTTATATACCTTATCTTCTTTATCATAGTATCCATACATGTATCTTCCCTCTATCTTTAAACTTTTAATCTTATAATTTTCTTCTTTAACTAGGTTATAATATTCAATTGGTTTAACGTTATATTTTTCTAACATTTTTTTCCCAATATTAAATTGTAACCAAAATGAAGCATCTGCTTCTGTCCACTTAGTCTCTTTTATAAATTGCACCTCCCATTTAGGTTGTGCTTTAAAAGTCTGAGTTTTAAAATCAGATGTTTTCACATATGCATTATAGTCATTTATTATTTTTCTAGAGGCTGTAGGAAAATCTATATTAAACATTAGTTTAACTAGATCTACTTTAGTCCCACTCTTACCGGTTGAAAAGTCTTTGAATTTGTATTGCATAATAGACTTGTCTACATACACACAAAAGCTAGGTGTCTTTTCTAAAGGATTAAAAATTGATTTAATTTTTATATCCTGTCCTATTAAGGGTTCTGATAAGTTTAAATAATATTGAAATACCCAATAACTTGGGACGTCTGAAGGATTAAGAACTAGATTTTTAGTACTAAACATTATCTTGATTGATTAACTTCTCTGATCCATTCAAAGTCTGGTAATTGAAATGAATGGGAAGAATTACAATCTTCATTAGTACATTTATAATCTTCATAGTCTTTTCCAACATCTAATATGCCTGTTTTTTCTTTGCAGTCAGGACATACTACATTAAATTCTATAAATCCGGCCATAATAATATTATTAAGTTAGTGAAAAAAGGGAGACAGTTATGACACTAGTCTCCCTTTTTGGCTTCACACAAAATTACTACAAATCAAAATCATCACCACTAGCTGCAGCTGGTTCAAAGCTTGTAGTTGTGGTTGCTTCTTTCTTAACTAATGGTCTAAAATGTTGAGTATTTCCTTTATCAAAAACTAGTAGTCTAGAATTCTCTGTGTCAACAGCTTCTAAAGGTATACCTTCTTTGCTCATTTTTGGTAAGAATAAATCATTATTTACATAACCTTCTTTATTTTCCCATTCACGGCCCCCTAGACATGCATTAACATATCCGGTATTAGATAATACTTCATTACACTGATTCATAAATTCTTCAATTGTTTTAGCTTCAATCTTATCTAGATCTGTTCTTCTATCAACAACCTCAGCTAAATATACCATAGCTTTTAATACTTCATTATCTCTTTTGATTTCATTACCATTTTGTAATACAGTATCTTTATAAGGATAAGGTGAGAATCTTACTCTGCCAACTTGACCTTTATAACGTGGTCCATCAGGCTTATTCATATCTTTTAAGAATCCATTGAATTCTCCATCTACTGGCTCTGACTCTACATGTAACATAACATTATATGCATCTGCGTCATATGGTGTTTGGTCAAATGTAATTGAATTGATTTTTACTTTATGATTACCAACTCCAATTACTGGTTTAATGCTGCCTGATCCTACAGACATGTCTTTAGTATTTAACATAGTTTCTTTTTTTAATTGATTAATTATTATTCTTCATATTTTTGTATGCAATCTTTTACATACGCTAGGTCATTAGGGATAAACTTTTCCTCAAACATACCCATAGGTGATTTACATGTGTTCTCTCCATTATTTTGTGTTTCAAAACCATAGATTAGTTCACCATCATCATTTTTATTTACTTTACCAAATAAGACAATAGAGAATAGTCCTTCTAAAGTTAGAGTATTGTCAATCATTTTACCAATAGTCTTTGCTTTAACTTTTCTATTTCCATTAATATCTGTTGAATCTTCTGAGTGAGTTAGAAAAATTATAGTTAAGTCTTCTCTCATATCTTTAGGCATCTTAGCCACGTGAGCTAAGTTTGCTGCAATCTGAGTGAACTTATCATAACCTTTTTCATTAGCTCTCTCAAAATATTCAAAAGAACTCATATATTGCCAATCATCTACAATTAATGTCTTGATGTGTGGCATTTTTTCATCAACATGTTTCATTGCCTTAATAATTCCAGCCGCACTGGCCGCTGCAGTTATATTTCCTTTAGGATTATCTTTTGATATCTGAGTATACTTACTCTTATAACCCTTAAAAGGTAAAGGTTTATTTGCAATGTTAATAATGAAAGTCTCTTTGGGTTCTAATGTTCTGATTGAGGTAGACTTTCCTGTTCCTGAATCAGCAATTACTAATATGCTTTGTGCCATAATTTATTCTTTGATTATTGTATTAATTACTTTTGTTAATGATTTTAAAGTTTGGTTAATCTCTTCTAATTTATTAATTAGTGGATCTTCAATCTTCTTATCATCTGGATTAGGTAAGCTAGGATTAGCAAAGTCTACTATAGCTTTGCCTCTACTAGTTACATCATTTATTACTTTTAACTCACTTACAGGAATTATGTGTCTCACAAATCCTGAGCTAGAAGTAATTAGTTCATACTCTTCTTTCCAATGTGGATTATATTTATGAAGGTATAAAGTTCTTTTTGGATCTTCACTGTCATAGTCTATACTTACAAACTCTGTGTATACATCTTGTTCCTTTTCCAGTTCACTTGGAAAGAAACTAACGTGCAGATCATCCTTACCAGATGGTCTATAAGCCATCTTAGGAATATATAATGCATTTATTTTACCTTCTGTTTGAAAGTAATCTTCATGCTCTTCTCTAAGTTTTGCAACTTTTCCTTTACGTTGTGCTGGTGTTAGCCCCATATTTTCTTTATTTATATTTTTAGTATTTATCATCTTCTTTCTTGTTGTCTTGGTGTTTCCATTTCTTCTATCTGCATTTGTTCAAATTTTGCTTTGAAGAAACTCATCCTAGCATCACCATTTCTGGCTTTTAAGAAATGCAAGACTAATGTTCTATCATTTTCAATTACATATCTATCTGGACCATAGTATCTAATCTTCTGCTTAGCGGGCCTGTTAATACCTATTAAAGTATCCGCATGCTGTAGCATTGCATCTGATCCAAATATATCTGATTCAAGTATATAGTTTCCATATTTTCCATCTACTGCTCTATCTGGATTATCTATATTTCTATTTAATTGTGATAGACATATAAATAAACAAGGATAATCTCTTTTAGCTTGGGTAAAGAATTCCCCTAATTCAAATAGCATATCTAATGTACTATTCTGATAAGGTGCTCTTTTAACTAACATACTATGATCTAATGTAATCATAGTGTTGGTCCCTTTATGCTCTGTCATGTATTGATCTATTTGATCACGCATTTGATTAACAGTCATAGGTGTTGAAACAATATCTACAGGATGCTTTACTCTTTCCTTTGCATATAAATGACATTGGTTAAGAGTATCTGTACTTAGTATACTACCGGCACTACATAATTCTTTATATGTCTTACCTGTTATAGAACTAAACTCTCTAATGGCTGAGGTTCTCCCAACCATTTCAAATTGAAATTCTAATACTCTGAATTTATCATTTGGATTTAAAGCAAATGATTCTCTTATAATTTGATCTTTAATTAATGTTTTACCTGAACCAGGTCTTCCTCCTATTACAGTTAATGTATTCCACTCTAATCCATCAGTAGTAGCATCATTAAATTTAGGCCATGGTGTATATATAGATTTCTCCTCTCCAGTTGATCTGGCGTACATATATTTAAGTGCTTCATTAAAGGCGGCATATTGTCCCACCCATGATGGCTTTTTTTTCATACTACGTTTTCTTTAAAATGATCTTCTTCTGTACTGACACCTTCTAGTATCATATCACAATAATCTGCAAGTGTTGAATGTTTTACTTTATGCTTATCCTGTTTACTAATGAAGTACTGGCTAGTTTGCATATATAAATAATCTTTATCTCTATATTCATTTACATACATACTAGTAGCCTTATGTATTTCATCCCATGAGTAATCATAGGTTTCAAAGAACCATCTAAATGCTTCTCCTAAAGCTTTAACATTATTTCTTGCAGGTTTACCGCTTGGTAGTTTCTTAGCTGGGAATGTCTCTCTATATTTATTTATCTTATCTACAAAGTCTTTTCCCATAAGTTGTATATCAGTTTTCTTTTTAGCTTTGATAAAATAATTATCTAATCTAACTAAGAAAGCCTTAGCTTCTGGTGTAAGTTTATATACACCATTCATCTCTTCTAAATATCCTATTGAAATTAAATGTTGTTTGTCATCAGCTCTGGTATTTTTGGGAGAAACACTTACCCCTTTCTTCATTCCAAACATTAACAACACTTGATTAGGTGTAACATTTTTTTTTAATATTACCTGTAATAAATCCCACATATTTTATTGGTTTTTTCTGGTTATAAAGATACAAAAATCTACCATACGATCCTATCTTTACCTTGCTTTTCAAGGTGATTATTTACCTTATTAAACACATCTTGACTATCCCATTCTCCACCTCTATAAGCTGCAGATGCAGGATGACTTACTTTATATAGTTTATGGTTATTTAAGTATCTTTCCCACTCTTCAGCTTTCCTTCCCATCATTATGATAGGTATATCTTTTTTATGCTTGTTAAGTAAATCAAAAATATACTCTACAAATGGTTTCCATAAATCAATATGGGATCCTATTTTATTAACCTCTACTGTAAATGCTGTATTAAGCAATAGCACGCCCTGGTTAGACCAACGTCTTAAGTCACATAATGCTGGCGGATATATATCTCTAGTATCCTTTTCAGTTTCCTTCAGTATATATCTTAAAGAAGCTTCTGGTTTCTTTTTTTTACTACAACTAAATGCTATTCCGTCAGCTACTCCTAGCTGTGGATATGGATCTTGTCCTATAACTATTACCTTAAGATCATCATATGGACATTCTTTAAATGCGTTAAGGATTTCTTTAAATTTTGGTGTAAATCTTCTATCAGCTTCAACCAATGTTACTAGTTTATTTAAAATAATATCAAAGCTTAATCCATTGATGAATGGTGACAATGCAGGTTCCCACCCAGAGTTTTCTAGTTTCTCAATTAATTTTTCTCTAATATTATTTATATCAATATCTAATTTTTTCATATATTATTATTATATTTGTCTTTTAAATTTAATTATTATGTCTGAAGAAAGAAAAGTTGTATCATATGATTTTACTAAAGTGATCAAAGATGTTGTAGTTTCTACTGCATTTATTCCTGGTCTACAAAATGTATACTACAGATATATTTCAGAGTTTTATAATGATGCATCTGAAATGGGTGAATTAGTGTCTAAGTTTCACGGCATTATAGATGGCACAATTACAGGAGAGGATGCTACTTTAACTCCATTAGAACACGAAATATATACTATATTCTCTTTAACTCACTTATTTAAATCATTTGCAAAAGATCAAAATCTTGAACAATTAAGTGAAATTCCTGTAGATGATGAGAAACTAAAAGAGTTTGCAGAAGAAGCAAAGAAAAAAGGTAGTCTTGTAGAGTCTATGCAACATCTTGCAAAAAAAATTGATGAATACAAACCTGATGAAGAAAAGAAAGCTTAACTCCACCAATCCTAAATACTTACCTAAAGATTCTAATAAAGAAACTTTACCTAAGAGAAAAGATTTGATTAATCAAACTAAAAACGGTGTAAAGATATATGCTGTGTTTCATTAGTTATCTTAATTGCATTCCACCAAAGTCTCCTATTTCCATAGCTGCTTGAATGGCTAGATTTAATTCTTCTTTATCACACTTAGCAAAAGATTTACAGAACTCTACATTATTCTTCATAAAACATAGACCCGCTTTTCTTTTTACTTGTAATTTTATTTCTTCAAAGGTATATCCAAACTCATTAGCTATCTCTCTGATCATAGCATGTATTCTTGCTAGCTGAGGATTACTACCTTTACCATCTTGAACTCCTATAAATAATTCTATACGAACACCTTCTGGTTGGTTCTTTAAGAAATTATTATATTTAGTTTCATAGGCTTTTATAGGGAAATGTAACTTTCCATCTTTTATTTTTGCTTCTACAAATAATTGATCTTTCATGATGCTAACCAACTCATTAGAATAAGCATTATTATTATACCAGTCATACTGATCAGTGCCATTATAGCATGGCCCTCTACTTGTTTTTTTCTTCTACCTTGTCTATATTTTTTATCTTCTTCTGTCATATTTTTATTTTATTTTATAGATAAAAGGCCCAGGTTACCAGTAAAACTACCTTCTCCCAGTCTCTAACTCCAACCATCCTTTTACCTAGCTGGTGATCAACCCAGCCTACGTTAGATACCTTTTATCTATATTTTTATTTTATTACGTGGGAATGCACAATAGTATTAACGTGATTGATGGCTTATGCCGTTTATGCACACTCCCCCGTAATAACTTGTTACTCTATTGATTCTAATATGTCCTCTTCCAATACATCTAAATCAAGACCATCTGCTTGAACTATATCCATTACATCTACTCTAACTAGATGTCCCCTATTATCTGAAAGGGCTGTCCATATATGATGTATTGTTATAACAGGACCACTACCAGGATAACCACTGCCATCACCATAATATGTTATAGCTTTCTCTCCTGGTGTATATTTATATTCTATTTCTAATTCTATTCCTTCATGTATATATTCAAATGTATCCATTATTTAAATCTTAATGCGTTATCTACTTCAATATACTGTTGTCCACAATCTAGACATTCAACTTCATTTTCTTTTTGAATCATACTATGAAGGTATGACTTATCATAACAGTTAGGGCATACGTGTTTAGTAACTACATTATATGATTCTTCTATTACCTCTTCAAGACTCACTCTAGCCATTTCTTGAATGTATGCATCAGGATCTCCTTTATAGTCTTCTTCTAACATTTTCATAAATATTGCTTTCATTTTTCCCATAGTTATCTATTTAAAGGGTTATAGTATTTAATTTTATTTTCATCAAAGTCTTTTAATGCAGAGGCTATCCATCTTTCATCTTGTGTTCCTTTATAACATAATATATGACACGTGGAACGTTCTGTTGGATTCAGTCTTAGTAACCGTCCTATCCTTTGAGCAGTCTTTTTCTCATTACCATAGGCATGCATAATAATACCTTGTTTAAGGTTTTTTATTGTAACACCTTCTGATAATTGTAACACACAAGATAATTGATGAATCCTTCCGTCAATAAACATTTCTAGATTATCATCTGATTTTTTATTTGTTGAATGATAACTATGCTTACATACTCTATCTGCTTGTTTCTGCGTGTTAGCAAATATAATACACTTATCATTCATATTACTTAATAAGGATTTAGTATATATCTCTTTAGTGTTATATTCCATCAGTGCTCTCATTCTCATGATTGCAGCAAACTGTTTTTGTTTTTGAGTCTGTGCATCTCTACATCTTCCTGTTACATATTCATAATCTTTATACTCTGTAGTCCACCAATGACCTCCTTGTTTATTAGTTTTCTTTAAAGTTGGAAGTTTTGATAATGATAACTCATGTATAATGATCTGATAATCATTTAATATCTTAGAGTCTGTAGCTTTATCTACATCAAATAGATATTTCATAGGACAATACTTTTGTACTAACCTTCCCTTATCAGAATGCCTATTCCTTGGAGGTGTACCGGTTAAACCTAATATCTTTCCTTTGAAGTTAGATAAAAACTCTTCATGACTTGGTAGTAATGAATGACATTCATCTAGATATACTATATCATAATCATTTGGATTATGTTTCTTTAATGATAAATATGTTGTAAATGTTATATGATCTAATAGATCACAGTATTGAGTGCTTATACTTAGTTCATCAACCCAACTATCTTTAATAGATAGCTTAGGTATTACAACTAGAGCAGTTATAAGTGAATGGTAATTTTCATGTAGATGTTGTATAGCAATTCTAGTTTTACCTACACCCATGGATATACCAAGTCCACATCTTTTATTTTTCATAGCTATTGCTAATGCATCAGCTTGGACAATCTCTCTATTATTCATAATATTTTATTCTTGATCATAAGTTCTAGGTGTTGAAAACCCTAGCTCTATTGCTTCTACTGTATTTTCTTCTATCCACATGTGACAATTTCTACATACAGGCAACCATGTATCTACATTTAAGTAGTTTACACCTCTACCTTTTTTGTGGTGTACATCTGTGGAGTGTATTGTACAGTTATTAATTTTTGCGTGACATATTGGATGTTCAAGCAAATACGGCCCACGTAATTTCTTGTAGGCTGTATTTGCTTTCTGCATCTTTTTAGAAAAGTTTCTAATGCCCATTAGCTTTTATTGTAAAAAAGTTTCTTGGCAAGAGACCTAATGACATAAATTTTAGTATTACATCTTCATACGTTATACCTAAAGCTTTGAAGGTCATAGTGTTATGATAGTCTTCTAAGAAGTCTTCAACTGGTACTGATATGATATATTCTACCGTCTTGCCTGTAAAAGTTTTACTAAGATAATGATTTATTTTCTTATTACAAATCATTTGCTTCCATGCATTGATCTCTCTTTGAGCTCTTTTCCATACTTTAGTTATTCTACGTTTTTTATCCCAGTGAAGTTTTCTAACTTCTTCAGGTTTATAAACTTTTAATCCATGTAATACACGTTTAAATAAAAAATGTTGATATGGATTAAGTTTAGAATAGTTTAAAGAGTTTACTATTGATGGTGGATGTAGCTGGTATTCAGTTAATATACCATAATAGTGATAGCGTTCTTCCCTTTTCTTGAGAAGATTTAATTGCTGTTGGTTATTCAGTTTTGTTAATTGATTTTGTGATAACATGATGATTTAGTGGTATTTAGTGAGTAATTCAGTGAGTGGTATAATAGATTAGAGGGCCTGGTAGGTAATAAATTACCGTACACCCCAGGATTCCCTCTTATCTAAAGTCTAAAAGTTATTATAATTCAAAAGTTTCTGCTTCTTCAAGCTCTTCTACTTTATCTTCAACAACTTCTTCACTGTCATTACTTACCTCATCATCTTGGTTATCAACATCAAATGCTTCTTCAGGCTTTACGTCCTCTTTCATTTTCACTTGACTAGTAATGCCATTAGCTTCTCTAATGTCTTGTCCATTAGTGTGAGCTATTAGTTCATCTTCTGAGTACGCATCAGCTGTAAAAACTGTTTTCCTATAAATAGGTTCTCCATCTACACAGCATACAATACCTGTATCTCCTGCATATTTAAGATCTCTGTCTGGTTCAGTTGAACTAAATGGTGATAAAGACTCCTTAATTACAATTTTACCTGTTAATTTAGTGTCTGTTGTTAAATTTAGAGCTTGTAGGTCTTCTAGTTTACCTAACAATAATGTTGATAGGTTACTATTCTTTACCCAACCGTTGTTTCCAAAGGTTACTCTTTGTTGAGTCAGTCTTACATAACCGTACTCTGCGTTGTTGTTTGATTGTCTGATAACATTACCCATGTCATCAGCAATGATACTTACGTTTCCTTGCATTTTTAGAAATTTTAGTGATTAATAATTGATTTTATTGATGATTATATATCATCTGAATGGAAATACGGGTCATCCATTTTTTCAAAAGCGTTTATTTCATCTAAGGCTGGTTCAAACTCTTCAATATATTCTACTGATTGTTTGATTTCAGGCGGTGTAGTTGTATTTAAACAGCTGTTGTAAAAAGGATTACCCACTTCTTTAGTATAAGCTGAACTTAAACCATTAAGGTCATTGTACTCTTCATCTGTCAATGCTAAGTACTGCTCTAGTGAGCATTCTATTATCCTACCATTGGGTAATTGTATTATCATTTGCTGTTTATTGTAACAACAAAAGTATAATATTAAAACCTGTCTGAGGGAATAATATTTAGATTTATTGGTCTAAATTCAAAAAAAAATTGCAGTATAATAGCTAACGTTAAATTATAATTAGCTTTCTTCCTACTCTTTTTATATATTTATTGGCTTTTAACTCTCTAATATACCTACTGATACTATCAGGAGTAACATTGAGGCTATCAGCCAAGGTTGATAATGATGGAAAACATTCCCTATCCTTATCTGCATAACAGGACAATAAAGCATATAGTCCTTTAGCTTGTATAGATAGACTTGGGTCAGACATTACTAGGTCTTTTACTATCCCAAATCTTTTTTTATTTTTCTTTTTGTACATGATCTTTCAGTAATCTTAACATTGCCATATTATCATCTGCTTCTTCAGCTAATGCTGCGTCAGTTAAGAAGTATTTGTTTACCATGTATGGTCCAAAGGTACCTTCTGGTCTATCCTTTCTCCCGTTATACTCATGTACAACTAGTGATTTAGACAGCCTAGGCATCTAATTGGTGTATTATATCAAAGTATTTAATGTCTTCTTCTGCTACTTTAATTAAATCTACTGGTGAGAAATCATATTCTAGGAACTTCATCTCACTTTGTTTGTCATGATACATTAGACTAACCTTTATCATTGAATAGAAAGGGTTATACTTTTTATCTGATGACCATGAACAATCATCTTCAACTAGACCATAGACCATACCATCTCCTGGATTTAGTTTAAGGTCCGTTAATACGTCCCATTCAAACTCTGATCCTGCATGATAGTTTGGAGGTTCTACTTTAACATAGTCTCCTGGGTATACTGGTTCATACTTTTTACCTACACATGCTAAGTGTAATATACTTTCTTTAGTATAATCAGGTAATTCTCTTAATAATATTTGTACTATGTGTTGAGAGTTATGTTCACATTGTACATTTAGAACGTTCTCAATTAATTTATTTAGTACCTCTTCTGTTATATTTAGTTTATTTGGCATATTTAATTT